CGCACAGCTCAACGAAGCCACAGGCGGTACGTTAGCCTACCAAGAGCCTATCGAGCTGGATTATCATGTGCCTCTAGGCATGGAGTTTGACCCCATCGCTAGTCCTCCTGCTATATTCGGCTATGGACACAGCATGACAGATCGTGAGCGCAAGAGTGAGATTGTTAATGGCATTCAGATAGACAACTATACGCCTAAAGACTTCCAGAAGCTGCTGGACATAGACGTTGATAGGACGTGGATTGATTATAAGCGCACAATGCGTGAGGAACACGGCGTCAACATTGACGATTGGACAACACGACAGCGTGAGATGGGCTTTGATGTCCAGTTTACAACGCCTGAAGGCATGAAGGCTGCCCCTGAAGTGGCTAAGGCGCTGGCAGAAGCTGATTATGAGGGTGCAGCAGCGGCTATGCCCCTACAGCCAGTGCAGAAAGAGCAGCAGAAGGCGCAGTTCTTCACACAAGAGGCTAAGCAGGGGGAATATAGCAGCCCCAAAGGGCAAGAAGCCTCTATGAAGAACGCTGAGCTGCACAGAGAGACGCTCACCAACCCTACAAAGCAGCCTGACAACATGATGGCCTCTAGGGAACAGCTGGAACAGGAGTTTAACAGCAAGCAAGTGGAGATTGATCAGCTTAATAAGACGCTGCCCCCTGAGATGAGGGGACAACAGACGGCTATGATGGGCCAAGGCGGAGGCGATAGCCTCTCTCCCAACGCTGGCGGACAGCTAGCCAATTCACAGATAGACTTGGGCGGAATGTTGTCTAAGGAATACGTCAACCCCGCCACTGGCGTCAAGGGTGAGATGGCTAAGGGATTGATGTCATGATGTTCCTCGTAGCGCATCAGTGCTGTTTCTCACACGGCCTCGCCCACTACCTCTTCCCCTTCTGTGGGGTACTGTGCTGTGTCTAATACAGCCTTTGAGATAAGCCTAACGCCTTGGCAGACAACGGTGTGGAATGATGAGCATCGCTTCAAGGTGGTGGCTGCTGGTAGACGTTGTGGCAAGAGCCGCCTCGCTGCTAACGTCCTGATATACAAAGCCTTGACATGTCCCACTAAGACAGCCAAGGTGTTCTATGTTGCCCCTACACAGGGACAGGCTAAGGACATTATGTGGGACTTGATACAGGAGATAGCAGGTGATCTTGTTGAGACGACACACAAGAATGATTGTACGATAACGCTGAAGAATGGCGTTGTCATTGCTCTGAAGGGCGCTGATAGACCACAGACAATGCGTGGTGTTAGTCTCTGGTATGTAGTGTTGGATGAGTATGCTGACATTAAGCCGGATGTGTGGGAGACAATCCTCCTGCCAGCCCTGTCAGATCACGATGGCGATGCTCTATTCATCGGCACACCTATGGGCCGCAACCACTTCTATGAGCTGTACATGTCCGCCAAGCTAGGCGATGACGAAGACTTCGCTGCCTTCCACTACACCTCATACGACAACCCCTTCCTCAAGCGCACCACAATAGAGCGTGCAAGGAAGAGCATGTCCTCACACAACTTCAATCAGGAATATCAAGCCTCCTTTGAAGCACAAGGCTCTCAGCTATTCAAGGAAGAGTGGATAGTATTCGGAGACGAGACGCCCAGCGATGGAGACTACTACATCGCCATAGACCCCGCAGGCTTCGAGGCACACAGAGGCAAGCAGACGAAGAACACTAAGCTGGATGATACGTCCATCTGTGTCGTCAAGGCTAACAGAGAGGGGTGGTTTGTTGAGGAGATTATACACGGACGTTGGACGCTGGCTGAGACAGCAGAGCGCATCTTCCTAGCCTGCACACGCTATCAGCCCATCCGTGTAGGCATAGAGCGCGGCATTGCACAACAAGCACTACTATCCCCGCTACAAGATTTGATGAGACAGACAGGACAGTTCATCAATGTTGAGCTGCTCACACACGGCAACAAGTCTAAAGTGGACAGAGTCATGTGGGCATTACAGGGCAAGTTTGAGAACGGCTACATCACATTGGCAGAGGGCGATTGGAATGCGACATTCCTTGACCAGCTCTACCAGTTTCCTTCCCCACTGACGCACGATGATCTACTAGACAGCCTAGCATACATTGATCAGCTAGTCGTGCAGACGTATGAGAAGAACTACGGCTTCGCCCACGAGGACGACAGCTGGGATGAGGCCAACCTTTATTATTAAACATTGACAACAAACATCATTTGTGTTATAATCTATAACATTATTACATTCGTATAAAGAGAGAGCATATAGCATGGACAAAGACATCAATGAGCTAGGCCCACTCATGGGCGGAGAGACGCTAGAGAGTTGGGTGCAGGGCAAGTGTGATGAGTGGCGACATGCTTATGACACCACGTATAAGAACAAGCACGAAGAGTATTATCGAATATGGCGCGGCGAAGCAAGCAGAGGCGATGATGAGCGCACAAGCGAACGGAGCCGCATCATAACCCCAGGATCTATGCAGGCTGTAGAGGAGAACACAGCAGAGATCGAGGAAGCCACCTTCACTGGTAGGCTCTTCGACATCCGTGATGACCACAAAGACGAGATGTCTGGTCAGAGCGCTGACATAGAGAATCTACGCAACCTACTCACTGAAGACCTTACACGCGCTAAGGTGCAGCCAGCTATCAGCACATGCATATTGAATGCAGCTGTATACGGCAGTGGTATGGCAGAGATAGAGATGTCTGAGGTTATTGTACAGAAGCCAGCAACACAGCCCGTCATGGAAGGCGCAGCTGTAGCCGTTGGTGTTGAGACACAGAAGCGTATGCAAGTGCGCTTACGTCCTATACTGCCCCAAAACTTCCTTGTAGACCCCAACGCCTCCAATGTAGACGATGGCATGGGCGTCATCATTGACGAGTTTGTTGGCAGTGAGATTGTCCACAAGGATCAAGAAGACGGAACATATCGTAGTGATGTCATGGTGGGCGTTGCCGCTGACGACAGCACCATCGAGCCAACACAAGACCTTCTCGTATGGAACGACAACCGTGTACGCCGTGTTAAATACTTCGGCCTAGTGCCGCGTCACCTGTTAGAAGCAGAAGACGATGTAGTTGCTGACCTGTACGTAGAACCCCTTAGTGGCCCTGAAGTGGGTGGCCCATCAGACAACAAAGACAAGAGCTACTACGTTGAGGCCATCGTTGTCCTCGGCAACGGCCAGCTCCTCATGGCTAACAAGAACCCGTACATGATGCAGGATAGGCCACTGGTGGCTTTCCCTTGGGATGTTGTGCCGAATACGTTCTACGGACGTGGCGTGATTGAGAAAGCATACAACGTACAGAAGGCTACAGACACAGAGATACGGAGTCGCATTGACGCGCTAGCGTTAACAATCCATCCTATGATGGCGATAGACGCGACACGTATGCCACGCGGCTCAGCTCCCACCATAAAGCCCGGAAAGATGCTGAAGGTTAACGGCAACCCTTCTGAGATATTACATCCATTCAAGTTTGGAGATGTGTCACAGATTACATTCCAGCAGGCTGGTGAGTTGCAGAAGATGTTGCAACAAGCTACGGGTGCAGTGAACGCAGCAGGTATGCCAGCAGCAGCGGCAGGCGGAGCAGCGGGTACAGGCGCTATGGCTATGGCCCTAGGCTCAGTGATGAAACGCCACAAGCGTACATTGATAGCCTTCCAACACAGCTTCTTGCTTCCCTTCATCGAGAAGGCAGCTTGGAGATTCATGCAGTTTGATGCCGAGACATATCCGGTGGGCGACTACAACTTTCACTGCGAAGGATCGCTGGGACTTATTGGTAGAGAATATGAAGTGTCACAACTTACGTTCCTGTTGCAAACGATGGGGACAGACAGCCCTTTATACCCTGTCATTCTCCGCAGTGTTGTTGATAATATGTCTCTTACAAATCGTGACAGTCTGCTAGCACAGCTGGACGAAAGCAACAAGCCAGACGAAGCAGCACAGCAGAAGGCTCAAGAGATGCACGCTATGGAGATGGAAGTACAGAAGACTACCCTTGCAGCACTGGCTGGTCAGGCTCACGAGAGTGAAGCTAAGGCCGCTAAGACTATGGCTGAGAAGGACAACATCCCAGCAGAGAACGAGATACAGTACGCTAAGATTGCAGCGTCTAGTATTGCGCCTGAGCAAGACCCAGCTAAGGATGAGTTTGAGCAGAAGATTCGTATCATGGAAGAGATACGCAAGGATCGAGAGCTGAACATCAAGGAAGAAGGACAGAAGCAATCAGCAGCACAGCACGAGCAGAGCATGGCAGCAGCACAGGCTGAAGCTAGAGCAATGGAGGCAGCAATGGCTCCTGCCCCAGCAGCCCCAGCGGGTGAGCCTAGCGCTGAAGCCATCATGCAGGAGGAAGGTATTGTATGAATGAGAACAAGAAGGCACTACTCCTAATAGCTAAGATGAAGCGGGATGCTTTAGCAGCTCAGAAGCTCCAGAACAGCGCTGTGTCGCACGTAGCCGAGGCTGTAGTAGCTAAGGCAGAGCGTGGCGAACGCGGCGTAGACGGGCTTACAGGGGACGTGGGGGCTATGGGAGCCTCTGGAGTTGACGGACGAGACGGTACGGACGGCAAGGATGCTGTCGCTGTCACTGATGTAGACTTCGACTTCGACAATCGTTTGCTCATGACAATGGAAGACGGCACTGTACACGTGAGTGACAATGCTGTTAACATCATGCGTGGACAGACGGGGGCAACTGGCCCTAGAGGTGAGAAAGGTGATTCAGGCACAGGCGGAACTGGGGACGATTTCAATCTAGACGGTGGCAGAGCCGACAGCGTATACACAGCAGCACAACTCATTCAAGGAGGCGGGGCTTAATGGCTACCATCGTACAGCAGAGAAGAGACACATCAGCAAACTGGACAGCAGCCAACCCCATCTTAGCACAAGGCGAGTTGGGCGTTGACCTCACCGTAGGTAGGTTCAAAACCGGAGACGGAGTAACAGACTGGAACACACTCATATTCTCCCAAGGCGCTGACGGCGCTGACGGCGATAAAGGAGACAAAGGCGATGACGGAATCCAAGGCGTCAAAGGCGACACTGGCGAAGATGGCGATACTGGTCTTACTGGCGATACTGGTGCCAACGGCGATACTGGTGATAGAGGCGCTGAAGGGCCAGCTGGCGATAAAGGAGACACAGGTGATAAGGGTGATAGGGGTGATACCGGAGCAGCAGGTCAAGACGGAACTGGAACTATTGCTCAAGTTAAGCTCCCTTACGCCAACGTAGAAAGCGACTACCTCATCTCCGGCATCTCTATGGGATCGGGCGATGAGCAGAACCTGCTAGATAGCAACGTATGGGACTTCACTGTAGAAGGTGATCTGATCAACCAAGGCTCAGGTACTCTTGACATAACGGAAGACAACGCCTTTGAGCCAGACTTCACTGGTCGCGTCAGGCTGACATGCACTGTTGTATTCTCTTCAGCCTCGGTGCCGCAGGGCTACCTAGTGATTAGAAACAACGGCATTGATGTATCAGGATACGAGACGTTCTACAAGACACACCTCGACATGACTGGCACCAAGCTCAGCTCAGAGATAGACATCGTGATAGATGTTGTTGCTGGTGATAGCATAATCCCCTTCTTTGGCGTAGGCAGCGGAAGCTGTGACGTACACCAGAGCTACACTGACATCCTGCGCTTAGACTTTGAAGCCTCCATGACTGACGGAGCTGACGGAGCTGACGGAGCTGACGGCGCAACTGGCGCAACTGGCGCAGACGGCATAGCTGGCGCTCGCTGGTACTCCGGCAACGGCGCACCTTCAAGCTCTATAGGAGCTACAGGCGACTACTACCTTGATGGCACCTCGGGCAACATCTGGACGCGTACACCATCCCAGTGGCTCCCTAGTGGTGAGAACATCATGGGGCCAGCAGGCACTGACGCAGTAGACCTACTCCCACTAGACAACGAGTGGACGGGACTCAACACGTTCACTGATGGCCTACGAAGCAAGGGAGCAGGCGCAGGCAGCTTCCGAGCTGGTGTATTTGCTGCTCACGTCAACCAAGGTGATAACGCCACTGCTGTAGGATTCAATGCTGGTGAAAACAATCAGGGTGAGCAGGGTGTGGCCGTTGGTTATATCGCTGGTCGGGAAGATCAAGGCGATAACGCCACTGCTGTTGGATACCGCGCAGGTAGGAATTTGCAGGGCGCTAGCGCTACTGCTTTAGGATACTTGGCAGGTGACAGTTCTCAAGGCACAAGCTCCGTAGCTGTAGGGGTATCAGCAGGTACAACTGCACAGGGCGACTTCGGTATAGCCGTTGGAGCATTCTCGGGTCAGACAGATCAGGGTATAGACGCTGTTGCCGTTGGCGGAGCTGCGGGATTTGACGCACAGTCAACCCAAGCGATAGCTATCGGAAGGAATGCTGGCAGGATTACTCAGGGCGTAGCAGCTGTTTCAGTAGGATACGAAGCAGGCTACACTTCACAAGGCGAAAACGCTGTAGCTGTAGGTAACGCAGCAGGTAACGACACCCAAGGCACTGGTGGAACTGCTGTAGGTGTTGGT